TGGGAATTCCCTAGGATGCTATCCATGTCTAAACGCATTGGCTCATAGACAGAATCGTATCCAAGGCCAACGTGAACTTTTGTAGCCGGATCGGCCAACGTCAGTGCGCCACTAGACGGGGCTTGGCTGGGCTCAACGGCCCCGTCGGCTAGTATTTGGCATAACTGCCCATCCAAGTGACTGAGGCCACTTACGGACGTTGTGGCGCTGCCATTCGTAAGCGTAACGCCAGCGTCTACATAGTAAGCGTCTTCCTTTGCTGTCCATGTTACAGGGTTAAAGCGCTCAATAAAGCGAACATCAGCCCCGTTTATATTTCGCAACACAGACACCCAGATCTCGTCTTTATCCGTACCGCGAATGACGGCAACGGATTCAAACTGCCCCTGAGTTGTAAACTTGCTCCATCCGACAATCCCATCTTGGCGGTTGTAGTGTAAAACGGCTAAGTCTCCAGTTGAGGTGACAGCATAGAGATGGGGCTCCCTGAGCTGAGAAAAATCAATATCAACGATGCCGTCCTCTACAATGTCATCGTTAAGTCTGTTCAAGCTCACTGCGCGATAACCGCCAGATACGCCTGCGTCAAAAGCGTAGCTAAGCTCCCAAACCCTTCTTCCGTTGCGTTCGACAGCAACCATTACGTCTCCAATTATTTCTGGCTTGATGCCAGAAAACCCCACTCCTTCCTGAATCCTAAAAATTGCATTCGTTGGGCTTAGTGGAAGGTCGTCGGAGCCCGAACTTAAGATTCCGTATTCCTTTCCGTTTCCAACAATTACCACCTTATGGGCAGCAATCCACTCAATGGGATTTTGCTCGGTGGAGGGTATGTCGTAAGAGAATGCGTCTGAGTCATCAACGCCATACTTAAAGTTTTTAAAGTCTCCAATCTTAGTAGCCCAAACAGCGAGTGGCTGGGCCTCACATCCAGCATAAAGCATTCTTTGCTCGTAAAGCGTGCAGGACCTAGGGAATCCACGCCTCGTGCTCCATGAGGACTCTTCCCACACCTCAGTGGCCGAGGTGTCGTAAAAGCCATCCACTACACTTGCCGTTACGGCGGTGGTTGAACTAAACGCCGTAACTTTGGCATAACCATAAACAAAGGCGTCCCCAGCTTCAAGGTATGCGCGGGCGGGCTCAGAGCCGCCGTCCGTAGCAGCCGAAAAAGCAACGCTAATTCGCATAACCGCTTCGGTTTCATTAGTCCCCGTAACATCGACGTTTCGATCGGCGTCCCCGCAGAAAAACTCCCTTATAACCTCCCAAGCAGACGTCACCGCGTTTTGCCGTTGGATTTGCACAGTACCGGCCCATCGGCCAGTGGTCCTAAATTCCCATTTTCCTAAAACCGTTATGGTGGAGGAAGCCCCACTTGAGCCAGTGGTTGGGCTTGATGTGCTGCCTAGTAAAAGGCTTACGGAGTTACCTTTCCTTCTTTGTCCAAGCCTGTAATATCCACCGACGTTATCCGCTGTAAATGTGCCAGCCGAGGCCGTCAACGTGATGCTAGCGCCCGTTGTGGCCGAAGGGGTAATGGTGGTGCTGGATAAGTTTTCGTCCCTAAAAGCCGGAAGGTCAAAATCCGTTTCGGCAATACTAAACGTTGTGGCCGTGTTTCGGATGAGTTCCCTAGGGTGGTGATTTGGGTGCGTGATAAAACAAACGTCGTTAATTTGCCTAAACTGCAAAGCCCTTAAGTCGGCAGACGTATATGGGGTGGCGATTTCTGACGAGGTAATATAAGCTCCATCGACGAAAAACCGCATATACAAATTCCCCACCTCAACTATATACCCAACTGTCGAGCTAAACTGAAAAGGCCATAAAACAGCAAATCCATTTGATTTAGTGCTTTGGATATATTGCGTTCCGGGGCGGCGCTCTAGCCCTCCGTAGGGAAGGACAAGCATATTTTCGGCTTGCCTACAGGCATATCTGTATTTCTCTAAGTCTATGCGCCCGTCTAGCTTTTCGGCCCAAATCCCAGCATTAAAACTCAACAAACTTTTTTGTGTAGGCTTCATTACCAGTTATTGTAAAACCTGCTACTTACCCATGCGCTATGGGCTGATGGGTTATACCGCCTGCGCTTTTGCTCATTCCCGTCTATTTTTTGGGCCTTTGGAAGGCTCACTTGGTGGTATTCGCTAAGCAGTGTTTGCGACAGCCTATCGTCCTTGCCTATCTTGGACGCTAGTCTGGACGCTAGTAGTGTTACAATTGCTTGAACTAAAAGGGGGTCGTATTTTGTTGTGTCTGGTGTGTATGGAATATATGTAATTTTACATTCAACGGCATCTGTAAGGATATTTCTTCCTTCGATTTCGTAGATGTCCTGAACGTAGCTATCATCGTAGCCGTTCACCGTAATCAACCTTACGCATTCAGTGGGGAGAGTGAAAGAACTCACCCATCCAAAAGAAGGAGGTTGTGTATTTAGTGCTAAATTAGCGCGGGATTTAAGGCAATTCCAGCCGTGGCTTCGTGTTACCTCACGAACAACGTCTTGATAAAACACCTTAGCGATTCGGGCCGTTGGGTCAGAAGTGTCGTCAAGGTCATTTATAACATTCTGCCCTATCCTAAGTAGAGCCTGCGATGCAATATCAGTTTTGGATGCCATTGTAAAAAGAAGGGAAGCGCAGCACTCTGCTACGCTTCCCTTTTATTAGGAGGAGGTAATGCTAAGGAAGAGCAACGTCAAGGAAGAAGACAACTTCTACGTCTGCTGTGACGCTTCCTGAAATAGCAGCGGTGGCTGTAATCCAGCTTTCGGCTGTGAGTTCAACAATCGACGCAAGAGCAAATGCCACCTTACCGGCACCATCAATATCAATGGCCGTTGAAAGCGCATCAACATCACCATTAGCGCCCACTGTCACCGTGTAAGAGGTTCCAGCAACGCTAGTTGGGGAATTGACGTAAGACGAGCCGGGGAGTAGTTTAGTCCCCTTCGGTAGCTTAATGAGGTTGATAGTGTCGGCATTCGCATCTGTTGCCTTAGACGTGTATTTAACTGGGATGGTGGTGGAGTTAGGGGTTAAGTCCTTTCCATTCACCATGTTTTTTGGTTTGGGGTCGTTTTGTTTCGCCCCAATGTCTGAATATAGTGTAGCCATAGTATTTGGTTTTAGATTTAGGACTCAACGCATTTGATGATCACAGAAGAATTCTGCTTACGGCACGCGCCAAGGCGGGTGCGAGTGCGGATTTCCAAGGCATCGCTAAGGTCGTAGCGAACACGAATATCCGTGCGCCGCTCGCCATCGCCCAACACAATGTGCGGCTTGTGCCATGCAAGACACTGACGGTGAGTGCCAGCACTCGGATCGTAGATAAGGTCCTCGTATTGAATCCAGTTGAATCCAAGCCATGTTCTATTGTGAAGGGTGCCCGTGGAAAGGATTGACTCAGTTACAAAGTCGCGGCTTTTAGATTCCGCAACGTTGGTTACGAGGTCTTTTACCTGTGCTGCTGAAATCGCAAAATACCGCTCCGACTTAGGAACGCGAAGCTCATCCATTTTTCTTGCTGTTTCAGCAACTTTGGCAAGCGTTAATCCAGTGGACCCGTTTGCAATGATGTTTGCCGTAGGGAAGGCTTGTGTGGTGGTGCCATTTTCGCCAATAACGCGAGTGCCTTGAATAGCATCGCGGAGATACGAATCACTTAGTCGGGCGTATGCAGCAGATTGGGCTAAGACGACATCAGACGTTGGAAGGACAATAGAGTCCAAATCCTTGTCATCCCACTCGTCAATAAGTGGGGCATTATCCCACTTCTCGGCCACCATCCAGACTTTCGATGTGGTGTGATCGTCGTTCAGCGTTTGCGGATAACGCCCAGTTACGCGCTTAAATTCAGTGGCGTCATAAATATTATAGAACTTTCGATCCCCTGTGAGGGAGTCTCTGACAGCGGCAGACATTAAGCGGTGATCCGCCGTCTGTAGTGCCATGTCAAAGGAGTTGCTAAAGGTATCCGGAAAGTGTTCCGGGAATGTGCTTGTGCTCATTTTTTAATAAACTTGAGGTTAGAAACTAGTGGTTAGTTCCCTGTGCCTTTCGTTTGTCCTTTCGGATCTACTTAGCGCTGGGCGGCTAGCAATCCGGGGGCGTGAGCTTGTCCCGTGCTATTCCCTGTGTATATATTAACACATTGCCTAAGTCAAGCACCACCGTAGATTTTATAACCGACGTATGGATTTATTGGTATTTAGGCCCGAAATCCGCTTATTTAGATCAAGAAACTTAGCCTTAGCGTCCGCGTGCAATGAGCTCGTTGTGTCTGTAAGAGCTGCGTTCATGGGATTTTCCTTATTAAACTGGATATCGTGGAGCTGAGCTCGCAAGGACTCTCCGCTTACCACAGGCGTTCCCGTAACAAGCTTATCCTCTCCCGTGAGTCTTTGGATTTCAGATAAAAGCTTGTAGGTTGTTGCGTTGCGAAACGCGGGGTCCGTTTTGGAATCATACCCCTGCTTATCAGCCCAAGCGGCCAGCTTCGGCGCTTCTGTATCAAACGTTCCCTCACCGCCAAAATACTCATCACCGATTTTCATTTGCTCATCAATATGGCTGTCCATTGCCATTTTTGCAGAGATATTCTGGAGCTCCACCTGAAACGGAAGAAGTTGCTCAATGTTAGATGGCGGGATGCCTTTTTCCACTCCAAACTCCTTAATCTTGTGCGTGAGGTCATCTGGAAGATAAAAGCCTTCTGGTGTTTTAAATTCATATTCTTCCGCTGTGAGTGGAATCCCTTGAAGTTCCCGGAGCTTTGTGTCGAAGGCGGCCTTAGATTCGTCTGTAGCGTCCTCGGCGGGGCGCTCAATACCTTTGGAGCTCCCAAGTTTTTGAAGGCCCTGAAGGCCCTTCTCGAAGCCTATGCCGGTCTTTTGCGCGGCAACCCAGCTTTTCGCTGCGCCGTCTGGCATTGTGTCGAGCGCTCCTTCTGAAAAGAGGGAATCAAACGGGGAGGTTGTTCGTCCTTCTCCTCCAAGAAGGGTTTTTGCTTCCGTCTGCTCTTGTAATGGTTCTGTTGGTTCTTCTTCGCTCATTATTTCTCCTCTACTTTTCGATTGATTGTATTAAATATGTCTATGCAAAAATCCCTAGATGTTTCTGGGGACGTGGCTTCTACGTTCGATTTACGATAGATGCGCGTTTTAATTCGCTTCCAGATGTATTCTTGGGCTTGGTTTCTATCCCCATCCATCCCAAATACGCGTCGATAAAACAGCGTTTCCTCCCTTAGGTCCATAATCTCTATCCTGATATGTTCTTCGATATTTGAGAAGCCCGCTGCCCTGCCTCAAGCTGGGCTTGTTGTTGAATCTGCTCATTCCTAACTTCACGCTCTTGCTCCACGTCGTCCTCGCTTTTTAGGTGCTCGCCAGACAGCCCCTTGCCTTTCCATGAAGCCCGCACCCACGAATCTGGGTTAAAGTTGTCCTTGGCCTCGGGGAACATTTCAAAAACAGGAATGTTTTCTTGAAGCCACTGCATAAAGCTATTGCTCTCAATGGCCTTCATTGCCCGTGCTAGCTTTGATGTAAAGTTAATTCTAGGAGTTTCGACGCCTACGGGTGATCCGCCGTCATCCACCGACACCAAGTGCTCTAAAATGTCATCAAACTCGTTATTTCTTAGCATGATGCCGAATAGGCGATTTAGAATTGGTATAGTGACCTCTTCGTCTAATCTTGAAAAAGTTGGCGATGCCCTCGAAACCTGCTCCTCTAGCATCTTAGATGTTTCAAAGGCTGTTTTTTCTCTATTGCGCTCAGAGTCACTTGTAAGGAGCTTAAATAGCGGAACGAAGAAACTTTCTTCGAGCTTTCTGATTTCCACCTTAATAGCATCCAAAGAAACATTGTAATCCCCTTGTGTTTTCCATTCTCTAGGAAAACCAAGGGCAGCCGAGGTGTCGCTCACCACTGTAATACCAAAGGGGTTGGGGTCATCTACTTGATCCGGGAGGACAAAAATACCGGGGGATGTGATTCGATCCCCTAGGGCCAACCACGTCTTCTTCATTTTTTGCAGTGCCCTTG